ATGCACATCATGCACGGAGGATCTGGCGAAGGCGGCAAGCGTCAGGCGTTCAGCCCGACGACCGCCGTCAACGCGTACCGCTCCTGGATCTACGCGGCCGCGAACCTGAACGCCGTCGCCGTCGCGTCGAGCCCGCTGCGCCTCTATGTGAAGCGCCGCAACGGTACGAAGCTATGGCAGACGCGCAGGACCGACCGCAGGACGAAGGCGTACCTTGCGGGCGATGCCGCGCAGCGTCCGAGCGTCTACGCGATGCGGAAGGCAGCGGAGTACGGCGACGACTACGAGGTCGTGACCGACTCGCATCCCGTCCTTGAGCTGCTCTCGAAGGTCAACCCGTACCAGAACGGCTTTGACCTTGCGGTCCTCCGCGTCCTGTACGGCGAGCTGACGGGCAATGCGTACCTGCATCCCGTCATCGACCAGCGTCTCGGCATCCCGACCGAGCTGTGGGTCATGCCGTCGCAGTACACGGAGGTCGTCCCAGGCAAGGAGAAGTTCATCGACGGCTATCTCTATGGGGCGAGCCGCGAGCAGCGCCGATTCTTCGCAGAGGACGAGGTCATCCACTTCAAGCGTCCGAATCCCGCGGACCTCTACTACGGCATCGGCAAGCTCGAGGCCGCCTGGGGTGTCGCCATGATGAACATGGCCGCGCACGAGATGGACCTTGGCTTCTTCGAGAACAAGGCGCGACCCGACTACCTGCTCACGATCAAGACCGCCGCGCATCCCGACGAGATCGAGCGGCTTGAGGCGCAGATCGACGAGAAGCTCCGCGGCGCACGCCGCACGGGCCGCTTCCTGACCGCGACCGCGGACATCGATGTCAAGCCTCTCTCCTTCGCTCCGAAGGACCTCGCGGGACGCGACGAGGTCGTCGAGGAGATCGCGGCGATCTTCGGCGTGCCCGTCTCGATGCTCAAGGCGAACGACCCGAACCTCGCAAGCGCGACGGCCGGCTACGCGATGTGGCGCGAGACGACGGTCCTTCCGCTCCTCCGCATGGACGAGGAGGTGCTGAACCAGAAGCTCCTGCCGCTCTTCGGCATCGATGAGGACGCGTTCCTTGCATACGACAACCCTGTGCCATCGGACCGCATGTACGAGCTTCAGGCGCGTCAGGCCAGCGTGGCTGGCGGCTGGCGCACCGCGAACGAGGCGCGCGCCGAGGAAGGTCAGGAACCCGTCGACGATCCGATGGCTGACCGCCTTCTGGTTGGCGGGGCTCCGCTTGGAGGTCCTCCTGCTCCACCTGCGCCGCAGGGAGTTCCGTTCGGCGCTGCGTCCGTTGAAACCGTCGAGGCTCCATCCGCCGAACTGCCGCAGCCAGAGACGAAGGACGCGCTCTCCGACTGCGTCTCGGAGAAGATCCCGACGCTGATCGAGGAAGGCTACGACCGCGACCAGGCCGTCGCCATCGCGTACTCGATGTGCAGCGAGGGCAAGTCGCTCGAGGCCGTGCTGTCGGAGCGCGCGCCGTCGGCCGAGACGAAGGCGATCTCCGACATCGACACGAAGCCGCCGAAGACGGTCGCCGACAACGCGCGCCGCGCGCTTGAGGTCCGCGCCGGCAAGCCCGAGTCGGAGCGTGGCATGACGGCCGTCGGCCTCGCGCGCGCGCGTGATCTTGCGAACCGCGTCAGCCTCTCGGAGGACACGATTCGCCGCATGCTCGCGTACTTCGAACGCCACCAGTCCGACAAGGAAGGCTCGACATGGGACGAGCAGGGCAAGGGATGGCAGGCGTGGAACGGCTGGGGCGGCGACGACGGCTGGACATGGGCGCGACGCAAGGTCGAGGAGTTCAACCGCGAGCGCGAGCGTAAAGCCGCGCGGAAATCCTGCGGATGCGGATGCGGCTCGGGCATTTCCCAGAAGGCGCTCTGGGACGAGGCCGCGCCGGCGTTCGGAGGCATCCTGACGAAGGCGAGCCGCGAGGACGCTGAGGACGAGTTCGAGGACATCACGGACGAGGAGCGCGAGATCGCATCGTCCGTCTCGAAGGTGCTCGACCGTCAGGCGCAGAAGGTCATAGAGAAGATCAATGCGGCAGGCGCGCCGACGGCGGAACTCGTGACCGAGGTCGAGACGCTGCTGAAGTCGTCGCGCTGGAACGAGCAGCTCGTGAGCGCGCTCCGTCCGTACCTTCAGAACGCGCTCGAGAGCGGCATCGGCCTCGGTATCGACACGGTGCAGAAGATCGCCACCTCCGCGCCGAACTTCACGCCGATCCGCGAGGACCTCAAGGCATACGCGCAGTCGGAGTCCGTCCGACTCGCGCGCCGTGCCGCGACTGGCGTGAACCGCTACACATCGGTCCGCGTCGGCGAGATCCTCGGCGACGGCATCGCGGAAGGCGAGACGGTCGAGCAGCTGGCGGGACGCGTCCGCGAATGGGCTGGCGAGAAGGGCGATGCCGCGCGTGCGACCAGAAAGCGCGCGCTGACGATCGCGCGCACCGAGGCGCAGCGCGCGAGCCGCGCAGCCGAGGTCGAGGCGTGGAAGGCGACTGGCATCGTCGAGGGCAAGACCTGGCTGCTTGCGCCTGATCCGTGCGAGTTCTGCGAGGCCGCGTCGAAGTCGTTCTCCGACAACGCCGTCTCGATCGACGAGCCGTTCTACCAGAAGGGCGAGGAGCTCGAGGGAGCCGACGGCGGAAAGCTGACGCTCGACTACGAGGCCGTGGACGGTCCTCCGCTCCATCCGAACTGCCGATGCTCTCTCCAGCCGCGGCTGATCGACGACTACGAGAACCTGTTCCGCGAACTCGACGCGGAGCTCGAGGCCAAGGAAGCAGACGAATGAACGCAGAGACCATCCAGCGCAAGGCGCTCACCGCAGAGGTCGTCCCAACGGCCAAGGGCTTCTCGGCTGTCATCACCGCAGAGACGCTCGACCGAGACGGCGAGGTTCTGATCCCAGCGGGCATGAACGCGACCGAGTTCGAGAAGAACCCTGTCCTGTTCTGGAACCACGAGTACGACAAGCCTGTTGGCAAGTCGACGGGACTGAAGCGCCGCGAGCGCGACATCGTCGGCGAGTTCGTCTTCGCCAAGCGTCCTGACGGCTACGCGGGAGAGTTCTTCCCAGAGGTCGCCGCGGCTCTCGTCGGGCAAGGCATCGTCAGCGCCGTCTCGGTCGGCTATGTGCCTGAGCCCGGTGGCGTTCGCGCGGCATCGCCCGTCGACCGCAAGAAGTACGGCGACACCGTGCAGACCGTCTTCTCGCGCTGGAAGCTGCTCGAAGTCTCGCTCGCGCCGCTCCAGGCGAATCCCGATGCGCTCATCACGGCCGTCAAGAAGGGCATCGTCTCTCCTGTCGCCGCGAAGAGGTGGTTCGGCATCGAGTCTCCGCGCCGCGTGATCGTGACCGTGCCGATGCCGGCCGCTCCCTCAATCGCGCGTAAGTCTGCGCCGATGGATCTGACCGAGACCGTGCGTATCGAGATCGCTCGACGCAAGGGCTCGATCTATCTCTGATCCTGCGGCGAGACCTACGGCGCGTTGCCTGAAAGTCCGTCTTGGTGGAAGGAGACCGATCCGTCTAACGGAGGCTCTGCCACATGCAGACCATGAACCTCGACAAGTTCCGCGATGCGCTCTCGCGCGCCGCGGGCCTCAAGGGCGAAGCAGGGATGATCGCCCAGAAGAAGCTCATCCTCGACAGCTACATGATCGTCGATGCCGAAGGCATGGCGATCGACCCCGAGACCATCGATGTCCACCTGATGCCTGCCGCGCCCGCCGCGGAGGCCGAGGTCGAGACCGACGCGGAGAAGCCGCAGGAGAACGAAATGGAAGACATGAAGAAGACCGTGCGCGCCGAGATCGCCGCGCAGATCGGCCAGAAGACCATCGTCACCGCCGGCGCGCCCGTCGCTCCGTGGGACAACGCCAAGATGCACAAGGGCCTGAAGAACTTCACCTCGAAGCAGAAGGCCTTCGAGTTCGGTTCGTGGGTCCTCGGCGCTCTCGGCCACCGCAAGTCGGCCGAGTTCTGCAAGAACAACGGCCTTGAGATCCGCACGAAGGCGCACCTCGAGGGCACGAACAGCCTCGGCGGCTTCCTCGTCCCCGAGCCCCTCGAGGCCGAGCTCATCACCCTCCGCGAGCAGTACGGCGTGTTCCGCCGCAACGCGCGCGTCTGGGGCATGACCGCGGACACGCTCCGCATCCCGAAGCGCAGCGCGGGCCTTACGGCCTACTTCGTCGGTGAGGCGAACGCCGTCACCGAGTCGACGCAGACCTTCGACAGCATCAACCTGGTCGCCAAGAAGCTCGGCGTCCTGTCGACCGTGTCGACCGAACTGCTCGAGGACAGCGTGATCTCGATCGCCGACGACCTCGCCGGCGAGATCGCGTACGCGTTCGCGCAGAAGGAAGACGACTGCGGCTTCAACGGCGACGGCACCTCGACCTACGGCGGCATCGTCGGCCTGTCGACGGCGCTGAGCGACGCGACCTACCAGATCTCCGACGGCGCTGCGACCGCTCTCAGCGGCGTGACGCTCGCGGAGATCAACGCGGCGTTCGCCAAGCTCCCGAACTGGGCGTACCAGCGCAACGGCGTGAAGGTCTACTGCCACAAGTCGGTCTATCACAATGTCTTCGAGCGTCTTGCGATGGCTGCTGGCGGCGTGACTGCGGCCGAGATCGCCTCTGGCACGCAGCCGCGCTTCTTCGGCTACCCGGTCGAGTTCGCTCAGGTCATGCCTTCGGCTCCCTCGGGCGGTGGCGCGACCTTCGCCTACATCGGCGACCTCTCGCAGGGCTGCTACTTCGGCGACCGTCGCTCGACCTCGATCGCCTTCTCCGACTCGGCGCTGAACGCGTTCGAGCAGGACGAGCGCGTCGTGCGCGGCACGCAGCGGTTCGACATCGTGTGCGCCAATGTCGGCAGCTCGTCGGCGGCCGGCGCGATGGTCAAGCTCACCCTCTGAAATCCCTGATCCCAAGGAGGATCATCCATGACACCGAACAGCAAGACCGTCGTGATCGCGCAGAACAACACGACGAACACGCTGACCGTCCTGACCGGCACGGTCGACACTCGCGGATTCTCGCACGCGAAGATCATCTGCATCTCCGGCTCGAATACCAGCGCGGCGGCTGGCACGAACAACAAGGTCGAGGACGCGGATGCCGCCACCGGCACCTTCGCGACCTTCGCCGGCTTCGTGCAGGGCACCGACTGGACCGGCTCGACGGCCACCGCGTCGACCGCCAATGCCTTTGTCGCATACTCGATCCCGCTTGTCGGCCGCAAGCGTTACCTGAAGGTGACGGCAAGCCAGCAGGGAACCGCGATCAGCACCGTGATCGTGGCTGAACTGAGCCGCGCTGCGGACGCGATCAACTCGGCGAGCGAGGCTGGCGCGAACAACGGCGTCGGCTTCTGACGGAGCACCTCTCTCTCGGGCCTCGGCGGGGAAACCCGCCGCAGGCCTTTTCCATGCGAAGGTCACAAGACATCAAGCCGTCGGAAGTGGTCGTGTCGCGCTCCGTGTCGACGAACGACTCCGCGTCGTTCATCTTCGACACGCAGGGTCACGCGAGCGCGACGGTCGTCGCGCAGGTGCTCGACCTGATGCCCGTCCGCGGGTCTAAGCGCGCGTCGTCGTGGATCGCCGATGCGGTCGACGGCACCGGCTTTGTCGACATCGTGCTGATCGGCGACAGCAATACCGGCTTCAATCAGTACGGGATCTGCAACGGGCTCGTCCATGCGATCTGCACGGAGGGCGCGACGCAGTACGCGTCGGCGATGTACGAGGTCTGGCGCGGCTCGGACAACAGCGAACATGCGCTCCCATCGTCGGACGGCACGAATCGAGAAGGCGTGCGGTCCTTCGGCACCGCTGCGGATCATGCGCTCAAGCAGGCGCTTGACACGAGCGGAGGCGCGTCAGGTGGCGCGCCAAGCACGATCAAGACGAACTTCAGCCTCGGCGGATCTGCGATTCAGGGATTTGGATCAGTCGAGTCGAACGGCCTCTGGGTCGCGGCTGGAGCTGGAAACAAGTTCTCCGACTTCAACCTAGGGCTGATCGCACAGACGGCTGGAGCGGCGGTGGGAGACTCGCTTCTCCTCACGGACGCGATGACCTATCGACTGTACTACGCGACGGATGCGACTGGCGGATCCGTGAAGATCAATGTG